GAAAGTCTAGCGAATCAATCGTGGCTTTACTCGCCAAGCATCCGCTGTTGGACAACGCGATCCACATTGTGTCCCAGTTCATCCCCATTCTCCTAAAGGCAACGATCGAAGAGTGCCTGAAACGTCTTGCCTCACCGGTGTTTCTCGTCATAGCCGCCATCGAAATTGTGGCGGATGCAGTGGATATATTCTACGCCGAGTCATACGACAGGGAGGAAGTAGTGAACTTCGTCCGAGATTCCGCGATCCGCATGATCGCGCATGGCTTGCTCACGCTTATGCCACTCCCTGTAGCGATCTTGCTACATACTGGTGTGAATTGTGTTCAGAGCTGGCGCGAGAAGCGCGTCTTTGTGAAGCTTCGAGAAACCGTTATGGAACAGGCTCTCGATGAATACATGGACGAGGCTTCGCTGGTGCCCCTGGCCTTCCGCGAGGAAGACTATTCCTGGGTGCCGGATAGTGTGATGGTCAAAGAGGGAGACGGGATGGTCCCCGTTAATCAAAGACCCGAGCTCCTGGATGTTGCACGACACCAAGAGTTCGCCACCAAGAAGCTCCTCGCACTCCGTTGTGCTGCATCTGAGTTGTTAGCTCGTCCTCAAGGCGGTCTCCTCAGTATGTGTCAGATGGTGAAGGTGCGACTGGAGTCCCCCATACCGAAACCTGATCGCGAGAACATTCGCATGGGGTACCAGGTGGCTGTGGAGTTCATTTTCCATCATTTCCGAGCAGTTGAGCCAATGTCCGTTGCCGACTTCCGTAGCTACATCCGTGGCCAGGAGTTTAGTGCAGCAAAGACGGCATGGTATATGACGCGTCTCGATGAGTTGGAGAAGGACAGTCAGCCTAAGGTCCCAATTCAGCCCATTGTCGCCAAGACGGACGAAGTTCTGCCTTTGCGCGATGATTTGGCTGAGATCGAAAAAGTCAAAGAGCGCCCGATTTATCCCATCGAGGCGGATCAGCTGGACCTGATGCGTTGGCTGTTGGTGTGGAAGCGGAATTTCTCCGATCCCTTCGAGATACGGCGTCAAGGCCATCTCTTTACGTTCACCTACATGTTGGATTCCCGTGCCGACCTCCTCGACGAATGGATCGCGAGGTGGAGTGCTGAAGACGGATTCCACATGTTGGCGCTGGGCGACGATAACATCATGATGTTCGTCTGTCACAGGCGCGGTTGGGTGGGCAAAAACGCTCGATTCGCAGCATACGATCTGGCCACTTGTGATAAGACTTGTGGATTGGATGTGCAGCTGTGCTTTGTGGATCTTATGCGGAAGGGCGGGCTGAGCGACAGAGAAGCGAAAGCGCATCTGGAACGCTGCAAGGGCCTGAGGGAGTTGAAGATACGCGGGGAGCCCAAGGACAAGAAGTTTTACTGGAATGCAACCGAGGTTAGTACCGTGACAGGGAACCCCTTGACGTCATTGCAAGCGGTGTTTTGCCAGCTTCTGTTTGTCTGTATGGGTTGGGATCAATGGGTGTCCGGTGATGCGGATGATCCAGAGAGGTTGGCGTTGCTCATTCATGATGCGGGGACTGCGAATGGTCACCTGTTGGAGTGGGAGTACGACATCGGCGATGCTTGCCGCTTCTCGAAAATTACCCGACGAACCTACCTGGGTGGATGGTTCGTTCCGGATGAAGACGGAATTAAGTGGTGCCCGATGGCATGGCTGAAGACGTTCTGTCTGTTCCCCGACACTGAGAAGATCTATGGGGGGGACAACCATATGGAGATG